GTATACCGGTGGGGTGCTCGACGGGACGATCATCGCGTGCAAGTGGACGCAGCTCGCGTGCCGGCGGTTCGTGCGCATGCGGCAGTCGGGCACGTGCACCTGGGCGCCCGCGGAGGTGCAGCGGGTGTGCACGTTCGTCGAACGGTTGCCGCATGTGGAGGGCCGCTGGGCGACGCCGACGATCACGCTGGCGCCGTGGCAAGTGTTCATCCTGGCCGCGGTCTATGGGTTCCGGCGGGACGACGGGACACGGCTGGTGACGACGGTGTTTTTTCAAGTCGCGCGCAAGAGTGCGAAATCGACCCTTGTCGCGGCGTGTGCCCTATACCACTTGGTCGAGGAGCGCGAGCCGGGCGGGCAAGTCGTGTGCGGCGCCAACACCGGATCGCAAGCGCGGATTGTGTTCTCGATTATGCAGCGCATGATCCGGCGCGCGGGGTGGCTACGGCAGCGCGGGCTGCAAGTGTTCGCGAATGCCATCACCTACGATCCGACGCAGGGCAACGCCAAACCCATCAACGCCAAGTCGTCGACGCAAGACGGGCTGAACCCGTCATTCATCTCGCTCGACGAATCGCACGCGCAAGATTTCACCTTGCATGACGTGCTGAAGTCGGCGCAGGGATCGCGGGTGTCGCCGATGTTGATGGCGCCGACGACCGCGGGGTACTCGCTCACGTCGGTCGGGTATGCGTTGCGGGCGACGGCGCAGAAGGTGCTCGAGGGCGTGATCGAGGCCGATCACCTGTTCTGCGTGCTGTACGAGTTGGACGAGGGCGACGACTGGAAAGACGACGCGGTGTGGGTGAAAAGCGCGCCCATGATTGGCGTGACGCCGACACTGGACTATGTGCGCCGGTATCGCGACGATGCGATCGCGACGCCGGGCATGCAAGGCGAGTTCGAGGTGAAGATCGCGAACCGCTGGCTGCATTCGGCGACGACCTGGCTGCCGATCGCGCAGTGGCAGCGGTGCGCGGACCCGACGCTGACGCTCGAGGCGTTCGAGCATGAGCCCTGCTGGATTGGCGTCGACCTCGCCGAACGCGACGACATTGCGGCCGTGGCGCTGGTGTTCAAGCGGGATGGGCTGGTCTATGTGTTCGTGCGCGGGTATCTGCCGGCGCTGGTCGTGCGCGAGCGGGCCCAGGCGGTGCCGGCGTATCGGCAATGGGTCGCGGATGGTGAGTTGATCGTCACGGACGGCAATATGACCGATTACCCAACCATCGAGGCCGACCTGCGCGCGGACTGCCTGCGGTTCGACGTGAAGGACATCGTGATCGAGCGGTTCGGGGCGCTGAACCTGGCGGCGAACCTGACGACGAGCGGCCTGCCGGCGTACATCGAAAACAAAAACGCCAAGGTCTTTACGGCGCCCGCGAAAGACTTCGAGATCCGCGTCAAGAACCAGCAGATCCGGCACACGGGGAAAAGCTTTCTCACCTGGCAAGTCTCGAACTGTTGCGCGGAGCGGCGCCGCGACGGGTCGCTGCTGCCGACGAAAGAGGCGCATCACAGCCCGAACAAAATCGACGCGGTCGACGCCATTCTCCTGGCGCTGTCGCGGCTACTGGTGACGAGCACGGCGCCGGCCCCGCACTACGGGATTTTCGTTTATGGAGGCGCGCCATGAAACGCCGCCCGTCGGTCGAGACGCTGTCGGTCTCTGTCACCGTGCGCCTCCCCGTGAAGCATTACGACGCCTTGTATCAGCAGGCCGTCGCGGCCCGGTGTTCGATGGCCGAACATCTCCGGCGGCTGTTGACCCGCCGGCCGCCGAATGATTCCAAAGCTTTGCGCCCGGACTGAGCGCCCCTAGACTGCCGGGCCAATGCTCACCCGGGCCTGGGCGACCCTCGACATCAAGGCGTACGACCTCGACACGCGCGAGATCGAAGGCATCGCGACGACGCCGAAAGCCGACCGGCGCGGCGACGTGATCGAGTCGGCCGGCGCGGAGTTTTCCGTGCCAATGCCGTTGCTCTGGCAGCATGACCCGAACACGCCCGTCGGCGAAGTCTATGAGGCGCGGGTCGAGCCCGCTGGTATTCGCATCAAGGCGCGGTTTACCAAGGTCGACGAACCCGGCCGGCTGCGCGACACGCTCGACCATGCCTGGCAATCGGTCAAGGCGAAGCTGGTGCGCGGCCTCTCGATCGGGTTCAAGCCGCTCGAGATGGTGCCGCTCAAGAAAAGCGACCCCTACGGCCCGATGCACGTCACGCGGTGGTTGTGGGCGGAACTCTCGGCCGTGACGATTCCGATGAACGTCGAAGCTACGATCCTGAACATCAAATCGGCCGCGCTCGGCCATCCCTTGCCCGGCGTTTCGGGCGCACGTCCTGAACCGAGACCCATGCAGACCTATACCGAACAAATCACCGCGCTTGAGACCAGTCGTGCGGCCTCGCTGGCGACGATGTCCGACCTGATGACGAACGCCGCCGCGACCGGCGTCACGCTCGACCCCGGCCAGTCGGAGACCTACGACGCGCAGGCGTTGCGGGTGAAGTCGATCGACGCCGACTTGGCGCGCGTGCGCGAGTTGGAAAGTTTCAACGTGCAGCGGGCGATCCCGGTGCCGGCGGCGCCGTCGCCGCGCCCGGCCGTCGTCCAGGTGCGCGCCAACGTGCCGAAGGGCACGGCGTTCGTGCGCGCGGCCTGCGCCAAGCTGATGTGCAACGGGAATATCTACGAGGCGATCCAGTACGCGCAGCGGTGGAACGATTCGACGCCGGAAGTGGCGCTGTATCTGAAAGCCGCGGTCGCGCCCGGGACCACGACCGATGCGACGTGGGCGGCGCCGCTGGTGAATCAGAATATCGCCGCCGATTTCCTCGAGCTGCTGCGCCCGGCGACCATCGTGGGCCGGATTCCCGGCTTGCGCGACGTGCCGTTCAATACGAAAGTGCCCTCGCAGACGGCTGGTGGTACGTATTCCTGGGTTGGAGAGCAAAAGCCGAAACCGGTCAGCAAGTTAAGTTTCTCCAGCGAGACCGTCGGGGTCAACAAGGTCGCCGGGATCATCGTGCTCACCGAGGAACTCGTCCGCCTCAGTAATCCGAAGGCGGAGGATCTCGTACGGCGCGACATGATCGCGGGCATCGCGCAGTTCATCGATCAGCAGTTCATCGATCCAGCGGTGGCCGCGGTCGCGACCGTGAACCCGGCCAGCATCACGAACGGGGCGCCGACGGCGGCGGCGACCGCGAACCCGATCGCCGACATCATGGGGCTCGTGAATCATTTCGCCACCAACAACATCGCGGTCGACGGGCTCACGTTCATCCTGTCGCCCGCGAATGCGTTGGCCTTGTCGTTCCGCACAAATCTCGACGGCTCGCCGGAGTTCCCCGGCGTCGGGATCGGCGGCGGCAGCTATCGCGGGATGACGTTCATCACCAGCAATGCGGCCTCGACCAACGTGGTGGCGCTGCAGCCGGCGCTGGTGTTGTTCGCGGACGAAGGCGGCGTGACGATCGACGCGTCGCGCGAGGCCTCGCTGCAGATGGACTCCGCGCCGATGTCGCCGGCCGATGCGACCACGGTGCTCGTGTCGCTCTGGCAGAACAACTGCGTCGGCCTGCGCGCGGAGCGGTTCATCAGTTGGAAGCGCGTCGGGACGAACTCGGTCAAGTACCTGACCGCGGCGAATTGGCCGGCGCCGACCGGCGGCCTCCTGGCCGCGGATGCCCCGACCCGCAGCAAGGGCTGACGCGATGCGGCTGTTCGGCCTCGAGATCACCCGGGCGCGGTCGGTGACCGTGCCCGGGGCCCCGGTGCCCGGGACGGGCGGCTGGTTGTCCGTCGTCCGCGAACCGTTCACGGGCGCCTGGCAGCAGAACATGGAAACCAGCGCCCCGTCGGTGCTGGCGTATTCCGCCGTCTATGCGTGCACGACACTGATCGCCCAGGACATCGGCAAGATGCGCTTGCGCCTCGTCGAGCAGGACGCCGCGGGGATCTGGTCGGAGATCGACAGCGCGGCCTTTTCCCCCGTGCTCGCGAAGCCGAACCGTTACCAGACGATCAATAAATTTCTCGAACAGTGGATGGTCTCGAAGCTCACCTGGGGCAACACGTACGTGCTGAAAGAGCGCGATGCCCGCGGCGTGGTGGTCGCGCTCTATGTGCTCGACCCGCAGAAAGTCAAGCCGCTCGTCACGCCCGACGGCGCCGTCTACTACGAACTCACGACCAATCCGCTCGCCGGGCTCGAGGGTACCGTCACGGTCCCGGCGGCGGAAATCATTCACGATTTGATGGTGCCCTTGTTTCATCCGCTGGTGGGGGTCACGCCGATCTATGCGTGCGGGCTGGTGGCGCTGCAGGGCTTGAAGATCACCGAAAACTCCACGAACTTTTTCGCGAACGGCTCGAGCCCGGGCGGCGTGTTGCTGGTGCCGGGCCAGATCAACAAGCCGCAGGCGGACGAAGTCGCGGCCGAGTGGGCCGCAAAATATACCGGGATGAATGCGGGCAAGGTGGCGGTGCTGCCGAACGGCATCACGTACGAGGCGCTGAGTGTCAACGCGACGGATGCGCAGTTGATCGAACAATTGAAATGGACCGTGGAGCAGGTCTGTAGCTGTTTCCACGTTCCGGCCGCGCTGATCGATTCGAGCCACCAGCCGCCGTACGCGAACTCTGACCCGCTGATTCAGATGTACTACTCGCAGTGCTTGCAATGCCTGATCGTGGCGCTCGAGCTGGCGCTGGATCATGGGCTCGGTCTGGTCGACGTGCCGGGCAAGACCTACGGCACCGAGTTCGACATCAACGATTTGCTCTGGATGGACACCGCGACCAAGACGAAAGCGGCGACCGATGCGATCATCGGCGGGCTGCTCTCGCCGAACGAATCGCGGGCGACCTACTTTGGCGTCGGCCCGGTCGAGGGCGGCGACACGCCATACCTTCAACAGCAGCAATTCTCGCTAGCGGCGCTCGCCGCCCGGGACGCCAACGACCCCTTCGCCAAGCCGCCCAGCGCCCCGCCAGCGGCGTCGGCGACGCCGGAGGAGGACGACATCGACCTGGCGTCGTTCGCGGCCCTGCTGACCGCCAAGGCGGCCCAGGAGGGGTGGCTACACGATGCCTAAGCTCGAAGACTTCGCGGAGGTCGTGCGCCTGACGATCAAGGCGGCGCTGGCACCGGCCGAGGGGCGGATCGCGTCGCTGGACCGGGCGCTGACCGAGGCGCGGGCGGATCTGTCCCTGGTCCGCGAGCGCCTCGCCATCGCCGAGGCGCGCGACCCGATGCCCGGCCCGGCCGGTCCCGCCGGGAAAGACGGCGAGGCGTTCACGGCGGGCGACCTCGAGTGTGTGCAGGCGCCGGACGACCCGCGGCTGGTGACGCTGCAATTCCGCAAGGGCGACGTGATCACGCCGGCCGGGCAGCTCCAGTTCCGGGTGCCGGTGTTTTGCGGGGTGCACCAGGCGGGCGCCTCGTACGAACCCGGCGACCTGGTCACGCTGCAGGGCTCGATCTGGCACTGTAACGCCGCGACCCGCGAACGGCCTGGCACCGGGGCCGCGGCATGGACGCTGGCGGTTAAGTGTGGGCGTGACGGGAAGGATGCGTCGCTGCTGGTGGGGCCGCGCTGATGGCGACGCTGGTCACGCTCCAACAGGTCAAGGATTTCCTCCGGCTGGGCACGGCGGCCGGGCATCCCGACGATGCCGCGCTGCAGATGGCGGCCGACGCCGCCGAGTACGTGATTCTCGAATACCTGAGCCCGACGGTCGCGGATGCGGCGATCGTGGCGGCGTGGGATGAGACTACGGCGCCGGCCATCGTGCCGCAGATGGTGCTGTACCAAACCGGCGAGTACTGGCGCTTCCGGGGCGACGACCTCGAAGGCGGTGGGCCGCGCCGCGACCTCGAGCGTGGGGATTTGCATCCGCTCGTCGTGGGTGCCTTGCGGCGCCTGCGGACCCCGGTGATCGCATGATCCCGACTGGCTCACGGACCAAAGTCGTCACGCTCGAGAACCCCGCCGGCCCGGTGTCCGACGGCGCAGGCGGGTTCACGCTGACCTGGGCGCCGCTCGATCCGGCGTGGGCGTGGGTGGCGCTCGACGCGCTCGCCAGTGCCGACATGGAACGGCAGACCGCTGACACGATCACGGCCGGCGGCACGCACGCCGTCACGCTGCCGTATCACCCGGGGATCACGGTCAAGACCCGGCTCACCTACACCGACCCCGACCGCGGGGCGCGGGTGTTCCAGGTGGTCGGGCTGCGCGACCCGAACGAGGCGCGCCGGGAACTGGTGCTGGTGGTCGCGGAGGCGTTGCCGTGATCAAGTTCACGCTCGGCGGCGTGGCCGTGACGCAGTCGAAGTTCAAGCAGTTACCGTCGTTCCTGGCCGCGCAGACGCAGGCGGCCCTGCTGGCGCTCGGGACCACGGTCGCGGCCGACATTGCCGGGGCGTATGCGGCGCTCGGCGGCAGCGGGCAGCTCGCCGCCGGCATGGTGGTCCGGTCGACGCCCACCAAAACCAAAGCGCGCGTCGTCATCGCGAATCGGGTGCGTTGGTCAGCGGGCTATGAGTTCGGCACGAAGCGCCGGCAGACCAAGAAGCGCGCGAACCGTGGCGCGATCCCGCACAGCCCGACGGGGCGGATCTTCGTCCCGCGCGTCATGAAAGCCCGCGAGACGATCATCCCAAGAGTGGCCGCCATCATGCGCGCGGAAGGGCTCACGGTGACCGGTGGCTGATTCCAGCGCGGTCGATACGGCGGTGATCACGCACCTGGCCGGCGATGCGACCCTCGCGAGCCTGCTGCCGGGCGGCGTGCATTTCGGCCTGGCGCCGCAGGGCAAGACCGCGTTTGCGCTGGTGACGCTCGACGAGAGTGCGGATGTGTCCGTGTTCAGTGAGACCCCGGCGCAGCGCCGCGCGATCGAAGTCGTAACGTATGCGGTGCAGGCGGTGGTCTTGACGAGTGCGATGGCGCCGGCCACCGATGCGGCGGCGCGGATTGATGCGCTGCTCGAGGATCAGCCGCTCACCGTGCCGGGCTATGGGTGGCTGTCCACGGTGCGCGTCGAGCGCATCCGCGATCCCGGCGAACTCGATCCCTCTGACAAGTCGATCCGATGGCAGCATCACGGCGGGCGCTATCGGGTGCAAGTCGCGCCGAGTGTCTAAGGAAGGACACACATCATGATTCGTGCAGGACGTGACGGATTGGTGAAATGGGATCCCACGGGGGGCGCGACCGGGACCGCCCTGGTCTCGATCAAGTCGTGGACCCTCAGTCTCGCGACGGAAAAAATCAACGTGACGTGTTTCCAAGACACGAACCGCGTCTACATTCCCGGGATGCGCGACATCAGCGGCACGCTGACGGGCTTCTGGAACAGTGACGATATGTCGCTGATCGAAGCCACGGCGCTGACCTCGCCGGGCACGCTCGACTTGATTCCTCACAGCAACGACCCCAGCGCGGCGACCCCGCACAAGTTCAGCGGCCTGGCCTACATGGACGCCGAACTCGATACCGACGTGGAAGGGGCGCCGGCCCTGTCGGGCACGTTCATGGCGGCCGGGCCGTGGACGCTGCCGGCGGCGGCGATGGCCCGGCTCGAGACGCTCCAGGCCGACCGCGACCGCGAGCGCGCCGCGTAACGGGCACCCGTGCCGGGGCTGTTCAACTCCGTCACGTTTGGCGGGCAGCGCGGCGCGATTGTCTGGGGCGCAGGCGAGGCGGCGGTACTCGGTCGCTGGTCGGTGAGCCGGGATGAGCATTTCCATTGGACGCTGTCGGCTCGCGTGACGCGGGTCGATAGCCTCCGGATTCGGCAGCTCCCGCTGATCTTCCAGGCGCCGCGTCTCGCCAAGCCCGCCGGGCTCTGGTGCTTTCCCTTGCTCCCGAAAACGCTGCAGGTCAATGGCGAGTCGCTGACTGCGAGTCTCGGCCCGCCGGAAGGTCGTTGAAATGTCGGACATCGTCGTCCCGCGCGAACTCACGTTGCCGCTGACGAACGGGCGCAGCCTGACCGTCTGGGCCGAACTCAACCACGGCCAGTACATCGCGATGTTGAGCAGGATGTACACCGAGTCGAAGGGCGGCGAACTCAAGCGCGACGTGCTCAAGACGACGGACGCCACGGTGATCGCCTATCTGATCGACTGGACGCTGACCGACCCATCGGGCGCGCGGATTCCCGTGCGCGGCTTGCCGCCCGACGACGTGCAGGATGCGCTGAACAACTTGCGCCAGGCCACGGCGCGCGAGGTCAAGCAGGCGATCGAAGCGCATCATGCGACCGTCGAGGCCGCGGGCGAGGCGCTAAAAAAAACGGACTCTACCGACGCCTCGTCAGAAACACCCTTGCCGTCTGCCAGCGCAGCGGCCTGAGCTGGGACACCGTGCAGACCTTGCCCGAAGCCACCTACGCCATCCTGGCCGACGACGTGTCGAGGACATGAAGCCATGGCCCTGACTGGTGCGCTCCAAGCGGACTTTGATCCCTTCGTCAAGGAGGCGCAGAAAGCCAGCGCCGCGCTCGCCGTCATGGAGGGCGAAGCGAAAAAGACCGGCGACACGCTAGCGAAGACCGGGGCCACGATGGACGGGTTCGGGAGTACGGCCGGCAAGTCTGGCACCAGCCTGTCGCAAGTGACGACCGGGCTGCGCAGTGTCGACGGCTCGCTCAATGCCCTGGGGATGTCCATCGCCAAACCGATCGCGATGATCGAGGAGTTAGGCGTGGTCTCGAAGGCCAGCTTCGCCAGTTTAGGCCTGCTGGGCACCGCGGGCGCGGTCCTGGCCACCGGGCTGGCCGCGTTTGAGGCGGGGAAGTGGGTCGCGCAGTGGTCGGGCCTCAACGACATGATCGACATCACGGTCAAGTGGTTGGATCTGACCGGCGAAGCCGCGGAAAAGGCCGCGTATAAGCAGGAGATTCTCGCGAAAGCAAATCTCACCTCCGACCATGTCATCACCGATCTCACCGAGGCGATGGATCACAACTACAACCAGGTGAAAAAGCACACCGCCGAAGTGCAGACCGCGATTCATCGCCAGGCGGAATGGGAACGAGAAATCCGCAAGCATCGTGCCGAACTGCCGGCGATGCTGGCCGCGCTGGAAAATCACACCGCCACCATTGAACAACTGCATAAGCAGTACGGGATTGGCACGGAGGCGCTCACCTTCTACGTCGCAAAAACGAAAGACCAGACCGCGGCGCATGACGAGGCGGCCAAGAAAGCGGAAGCGGCGGCGGCGGCGCAGCAGAAATTAAAAGACTCGCTGTTCGGCGGCGACAGCATCACGAAAGCGAACGAGATGATCGCCGCGCTCGGTGGCGTCGGCAACCTGTCGCGGATGACGACGGAGGAACAGACCAAGCTGAACGCCGCGGTCGGCGAGGCCGTCGAGACCTATAAGCGGTGGGGCCAGACCGCGCCCACGACGTTAAACGAAATCTATGCGGCGACGGTGCGGCTGCCGCCGGTTGTCGACGGGCTGGGCGCCGAGTGGGCAAACGTCGGGACCAAGTTCACGATCAGCGCGGAGCCCATCCTGGCCGGCATTGCCAAGATGAAAGCCGAGACTGAGGCGTACGAAGCGGAAACGCAGTCGATGGCGCAGGCGTGGCAACAGGTGCCGCCGCCCGTCAAGGAATCGACCGCGTCGGTCGAGCGCCTGTCCGTGGCGATGTCGAGCGCCGTGCATCAGACGGATTCGTTGTTCGAGAAGCTGCAGGCGGGCAAAGCACTGTTCGAGTCCTACCAGGCGGCCGGCGTCGCGACCGGGTCACAGATCGGCCTCGACCCGTACAACTTCCGCAATCAGCAAAAGACGCTGCTGCCGACGATGTCCAGCACCGGCAACACGCTGAACGTCAACGTCAACAGCACCGAGGCCGGCGACATTGCCGGGAAGCTGGTCGACGAAATGCGGCGCAACGGGGTCCGGTTCTGATGCCGTCGCACGCCCATATTCCCGGCTGCGCGCGGCTGAACGTCGGCCGGCTGAATGCCTTCCGGCTGAACTACGCCGAACCGATCACGTTCGTCGGCATCGGCGGGATCGACCGATCGCGGAATGTGCGCATCGAAGGCGCCGCGGTGCAGCATGTCTTGAACGATGCGCCCGACACGGCGGGTGTGCGGGTGCACGGGTTCGCGCCACGCGCGGGCGAGGTGTTCAACCTGTATACCGGCGACCAGACCCCCGATCGGCAACTGTTCGGCGGGCGTATCCTGGAAAACACGGTCCTGTATGAGTCGATCAAGCAGAACGTCGCGTATGACGTGCAGGCGATCGATCACACCTGGCTCTTGAATCGGCGCCGCGTGTTGGCGCGGTACGTCAATGCGTACCCCAGCCAGATCGTGACGAGCATCCTGCAGGGGTTCGCGCCGGGGGTGACCGGGAATCACATCGCGTTCATCTCGACGATCATCGACGCGATCACGTTTACGAACGAAACCGTCGCGGCGTGCATTACGGCCGTCTGTGAACGGGTCGGGGCGTACTGGTATCTGGACTATCAGAACGACCTCCACCTGTACCTCACGGAAGCGCCCGACGCCAATCCGATCACCGACGCCAATCCGCGCGGGGCGAGTGCGATCACACTCACCGAGGATCTGTCGCAAGTCGTGACGCGGGTGATTGCGCGCGGGGCCGGGGCCGGGGCCGCGGTCGACCTGGCGGCCGGCGCGACGGAGCTGCCGATCGATCTCGGCGATCAGGCGAATTTCTACCAGACCGGCGGGGGCGTCGCGGAAGTCGCGGCGCAGCGGCTGACGTATACCGGCGTGCGCGGGCTCGGCGCGGTCGGGGCGCTCGTCGGCAGCGGCAATGCCCCGAGTACTGCGCCCGTCGTGACGCAGGCGGGCGGCGGCGGCTCGTCACTGATCGCGGGCGGCGTTTACCAGTACGCCGTCACGTTCGTGACCGCGAGCGGCGAAACACTGCCAGGGCCGCTCGGCAGCGGGGCGCCGTCGGGCGCCGCCGTGCCGAACCCGGTCCAGGCGTACGCGCAGGATGGGTCATACGGTCCGTCTGGCGGCGACATCAATCAGCCGGTGGTCGGGGGCTCGTATCAGTTCCGGTATGTCTTGCCCTACGACGGCGGGAGCTATGGCGTGGGCGCCGCCTCCGCGGCGGTGATCTATCACGGGAAATATTGGCAGCACCATTTCGGCTATACCGCGATGACCCCCGACGGGATCGTCTATTTCCCTGAGTTGCAGCCGGGGTACCCGAACTTCACCCCGCCCACGGGGCGCTACCGGCAGATCTGGATCTATCGCACCGTCAACGGCGGCTCGACGTTCTACGGCTGCGGGCATTACGACATGCCGACGCAAGCGGGATCGGCCCCGTCCGCGGCGCCGGGCGGCGTCGGGTGGTGGACGAACCCGATCCTGTGGAGTGATGCGGACACCATCGGCGGCGCGGGCGGCGGCGCCCTGCCGGCGGTCGGTCCGCCGTTCACGGCGCTCTATCTCAGTCAACTCCCGAAATCCACGCTGCCCGCCGTCACGTCGCGCAAGCTCTATCGCACGGCCACGAACGGCGCGCAGCTCAAGTTGCTGGCGACGCTCAACACGACCGACACGGCGTATGTCGACATCAAGGCGGATGCGACGCTCGGCGCGAACGCGCCCACGACCGACGCGTCGGCCATCCCCAGCGATACCGCGCAGCAGGTGCCCGCCGGGTCGACGAGCCTCCCCGTGTCCGCGACCGGGCCGTTCGAGACCGACGGCGCCGCGGGCTGGGCGCGCGTGGGGAACATCGTGATCCGCTACACCGGCATCGGCACGGGCACCTTGATCGGCCTGCCCGCGACCGGCCCCGGCGCACTCTCCGCGACCGTCCGTTATGGCTCGCAAGTCTTGGTGCAGCCCCGGCTGGTCGGCGTGGCCGGGCTGCTCTATGACCTCCGCAAAGGGGAATCGGTGGCGCTGCGGGTCGAAGTGGACGACCCCGCGGCGCAGGATGCCTTCGCCGCCCGGCTCGGGTCCGGCCAGCGCGCGGATGGCGTGGTGGAGGAAGTGTTCAGCGATTCGCGCATGACGATCGCGGAGTTGCTCGACTACGCTGCGGCGCTGCTCGCCGATCGCAAAGACCCGCGGCTGACGCTGCGCTTCGTCACCCGCGATCCGTCGGTGCAGGTCGGCCGGTTGATCGGCATCGACATCGCGACGCCGCCCATCAGTGGGAATTATCGCATCCAGCGGATCGCCTTCGACGAGATTGCGATCACGGGCGGGCTGTCGCGGACGGAGCCGCGGCGCACGGTCGAGGCCTCGAATAAGCTCTACACCTTTGCGGACCTGCTGCGCCGCCTGCGCGGCCGGGAAGGGGGCGCGTCCTAATGGCCTTGAATCGTGCGTGGTACAACGCGCTGGTTGATGATGACGGGTCCAACACGGTCGGCACCGTGTGGGGGAAAGACGATATCAAGAATCTGCTGGATTCGGTCGACCTCGAGATCGCGCGGCTCGACTCCAAGAAAACAACCTGGACGCCGACGATCACGACCGACGGCGGATCGAACGTGGTGCAGGCCGGCACGACCTCCGTGCAAGCCGAGTACGCCATCAACGGCGACCAGCTCTTTTGGCATCTCGCCGTCGTCGGCATGGTGATCCCGGTGGCGACGGGCTACCTGCGCGTCGCGGCGCCGCCAGGCTATCCGACGGGGTACTACAACACGCCCGTCGTGCGGCTCTATACGGCGGCGGGGTATGAAGTCGGCTACATGAACAACGACCCGTCCGCGGTGATGTTCGTGCATCGCATGAACGCGGCCTGGGCGGCGGGCAGCGGGCAGCACGTGTTCGGGCAGGGGTTCTATTTCATTCGGTGAAGGGGGCAGCGTATGGCGATGGTACAAGCCGGGCGGCAGTTCACGGCCGACGATCTCAAGCGCACGGCGGGGAACCTCGCCAGCGTGATTACCGACACGGTGCAGAACGGCAGCGACTTTCGCGTGCAGCTCGAGTCGTGGCCCGATGCGGACCTGGTCGCGCTCGGACTGAGCCAGGAGGAGATCAACGCGATCAAAGGGTTCTTCGTCGGCGATCTGCCGGCGATCGCGGCGCAACTGCAGGCGTCGACGTGGATCAAGCAATTGCTCGGGCTCGGGGTCTGATCGCAGGCGTAGAATCTCTCTGCAATGCAGAAGCTCTGTAAGCGCTGTCAGAGATGGAAGGCGTTCACGGACTACCACTGCAATCGCGCCGCACGCGATGGCCGACGCGATGTCTGTAAAGCGTGTGCCATTGCGAAGACACGCGCATGGCAGCGTGAGAATCCTGAGCAGCGGCAGCAGTGGGAAGACACCCATCGCGAGACACGGCTCGCCCGGAAACGGCAGCAGTACCATCAGGATGCGCCGGCTCAACGCCAGCGAACGCGGCAGTGGCGGGCGTTGAATCCCGACACCTTCAAACAGGCCGTGCGTCGCTGGGCCGTGGCCCATCGAGACCGATGCGCGGCGTATATCCGTGAGCGCCGTCGCATGGAAGCCCAAGCGATGCTCGGCTGCCACAAGCGCGACTTGCGACCGATTTACGATCAGGCCGTCGCCTTAACCCGGCAGACCGGCATCCGGCACAACGTGGATCACATCGTGCCGTTGAGACATCCGCTGGTCTGTGGGTTGCACGTTCCGGCGAATTTGCAAGTGCTCACGGCAGAGCAGAATCGTTTGAAACACAACAGCTTCACGCCGTTGATGACCTGTAATTTTTAGTTTTCATAGCCGCCGTTATCAGACCCTCTACCGTTTATTCGCCCCGACTGGAGGCTCGCTAGATGGCTACCGTGTGTCCGAGAGACGGGAAGTCCTGTATCGACGACCTGTGCCGAGGCTCTGGAGTGTGCGGCATCACTGGTCGGGACATGTGGGATGAATGTCCGACATGTCACGGCGTCTACTCGACTGAATTTGGCGTCGATTGCGCGTGTGAGCCGTGCGACGAGTACGACGACGACCCGCAGGACTGGGCATGACGACGGTCGAGTGGGTAGTCGTGGCCGTCGTGCCATTCATCTGCGGACTTCTCGGCACCCTGTTGCTTGGATGGCTCGGTCGGCGGCAACAGGCTGCGAACTACATGGCCGAGTGCCTGCTTGGTGAGCACAAGCCACAGTCGGCGCCACAGTGGCGCTGAACATGTCGCACTCACATTCGCGGGCCGATGCCGCGAACGCCATGCAGGGGCCGCTACTCGGATGAAGGTTCTGCCGATGCCCACAGCGGCACAGCACGTCGCGCGGCCTGCCGCCCTTTTTCCCGTTGGCGCGGGCGGCCTCCGTCTTGGCCTCGCTGCGGACCTTGCCGCCCTTCCGGCCAAGGGCGACGGCGGCGGGGTTTTTACGGGTCATGAGAACACCTTCATGCTGCCGATGATGCCCAGTAGCCGCTTGCACTCGTCGCACTCGCATGGCTTCACGAGTGCCAGCTTGGCCCGTGCGGCACTCTTGGTGTCCTCGACAATCCCATGTGTGCCAGGGTCGTCGCCGTTCTGGAATCCTGGCCGCAGGAAGATCCAGAAACCATCACTGTCCCGATACTCGTTCTGCACGATGTCTGCCCGCTTGAGTCGTGGCATGTCTTCACCTCAGGACACTATTATAACCGAAGCGGTTAGGTTTGTCAAGTGGGCCAGTTCGAGGCTGACGGCTCCCAGTCCGGCGACCAGTGCCACGTTGGCGGGGCTTTGACCGCCGTTATCAGACTCAGACGGGCGAGGATTTAACGATGGATAGACGCGATCCGTGGGAAGAATTAGCTGACAGATTCTTTGTTGCGGGGCAGATGGACGCACAAGGGGCCGCTGCCGAGAGGCGAAAGACACCAGGCGAGTCCTCCGCTGATCCCCGAGCGTCACGAGAGGCGCTGGCGAAGAAGCTGGAGGAAATTGCAGGATGCATTGACGCTGATTGGCCTGTTGGCTCTGTCAGCGCAGCCACGCTGCGTGAAGCCGCTGGACTTCTGCGTCCGAGTCCGAGCCATTCATCGGAGGTCGCTCGTCTTGACAAACTACGGAAGACCTTTGAGCAGTTGCAGCGGTCAGCGGCTGCCGAACGTCGGCGGGATCGGTTTGATGCCGAGGAGTCACTGCGGAACAAGGCCAACGCGACAGCAGAGGAGTTCATCGCGAAAGCCGCTGCGCTCCTGTCTCTCCCTGTCCCCACAAAACAAGAGCAGGAAGATCTGCCGTGACGGCTACCAGTCCGGCGACCAGTGCCACGGTGGCTGGGCTGGTGTGAATGTCTGGAAGTTTAAAGCCGGGGCTCTGCTGCCCTCTCTGCGGCCGGTCGGTGCTCCTCGTGTATCACGAGTGGAGCGAGGCGGTGTTGTTTGAGTATCACCACCACGAGGACGCGGAGCGCGATCGACGCGGGGAAGCGCCGCAACCGTGCGTCGTCGTCTTGCCGTACGACGAAGGCCAGGCGCGTTATCGGGAGGAGTCCGCGTGAGGCTGACGGCTACCAGTCCGGCGACCAGTGCCACGGTGGCGGGGCAATGACCATGCGCGAAAGCGAACAGGACCGACTAACGCGGCGCGGGTTCGACGGGCTATATCACCCTGACCCGGCGATGCAGTGCGGGTGCTTTCTCCACGACCTACGCCCGTGCGGGCAAGTCGGCACCGGGTGCCGTGGGGGGCACGCTGACGCAGAGGGCACTGGGGTCTATAAGCCATCGGCGGCTACCAGTCAGGCTACCAGTGGCCGTTTTATTGGGCTTTTTTAACGATCCGTTGGGCTCATAATCCAACGAG